GAGAGAGAGAGAGAAAGTGGAAAACAGAATATTTAGAAATGCGTAACGAGATGTTGAAGAAGTATAGACCTAATTCTAAATTATTAAAGCAACACAATATAACGCAAACAACTATATATGATTTTATTGAATTACAAGAAAGTGATGATAAAGAATGATAAAGAAGTTGATTAAGTGGTTTAAAAGAAATCCTTGTAAAACATGTGTTTACTACCGCCCAAAAAATAATGTTTGTCAATCAAAAAAAGTTGCAACTTGTGGATGCCATCCGTATGTTAATTGGATCGACAGACACTTTTGCCAACCATACGAGCCAGAAAGCGAGGATAAATAATGAGTAATTGGACACATGTAGCAGGAATTATTAGAGTTGATAGTATAAGGGTTGATGATGATATAGAGAATCCATTTGTAACATTGGAACTTAGAGACAAGCGTGTTATTCAGTGTAGAGCTAAATATAACACCAGACCTTCAGACGAAGTAATCTGTTTTGTTAACAACTGGTGCAGTATGAATAACTTCATCACTTGTTTTTAAAAAATTAAAAGGCAGCAGTTAAGTGAGATGCACTTTTATTTGTTGTCATTGTGGACTGACGCTAAAAACAATGACAAATTACATCAAGAAAAAAGATAGGAGGAAACCCTTCTCAAGTCACAAAGAAAAGTTAACGTCTCATTAATAAAATTCTATACTACATGCATAGCGTCAATAATCACATGTGCATCTCATTTATTTGCTGCCTTTTTTGAAAGGATAGATAAAAAATGGAATATTATAAACCTTTAACACCAAATCTTAGAATAGAAATTGACAATGCTTTCGATAAACAAATTAATGAATTAAAGACATGCGAGGATAATGTGCTTGTAAGAGCACAAATAAGCGGATTACAAGCATGCAAGGGATTTATACATTTGTTGCCTGATGGCTACCTTATACCAATAAATAAGGAGGAATAAAAATGGTGACAATTGATAAAGCAACTATATTAAAAAATATAAACGATTCTATAAATAGAATAACCAGTCAGCGGACACAACAGGAAGAGTACATAGAAAAGACTCTTATAGAAATTATTGAAAAGTATGATTTTTTTGTTGGTTCAATGGATGCTAAGAACGAGTTAATGGAAATATTACCGAATGGAGCAAATGTTGTATATTCTCCATATATCGAACATCCAACAATGATTTATGCTATAAAAAAATTTGACATAATGGATTTATTTTCGGAGCCATACAAGGCAGAACTAGATATAAAGTAGAGGAATGAAAAATGGAAATGATAAAACATGGCGAAGTAATAAGAGATGAATATGAAACTGTAGATAATTGCGTGAGTAGGGCAGGTGTAATAACTCTAATAATGCGACTTAACCTTAAACATTTATATTCTTTTCCAAGCGGAATTAGTAAAAAAGCGTTTAAGGACTTATTGAACGGAGTACAAGCGTTGCCATCTGTTGTACCTACGCAAAGATGGATTCCTGTTAGTGAAAGATTGCCAAAAGATATACGACCTGTAAATGTTACATGGAAAAATATTGACCCTAAGTCTTATTATCAGGATATTGCTGGTAAACATTTTACTGGGACAGCGTGCTACAAAAATGGCAAGTGGTATTGGTATTCAAGTACAACGGAAGATATTCTTGCAGAATATGGTCGGTGTGATTCAGAAGAATTTGATGAAGCTATCGAGTGCATTGCATGGATGCCTTTACCAGAATCATACAAAGAAAGTGAGGAATAAGGAATGAGTTTTAACCCGATCGCGTTTTTAATAGGTGCATTAGCATATTACGTTATAAAGGATTGGTTAGATGATGTGTAGAGTAATAAAGAACATACTTATCATTCTTTATATTCTTATTATGCCTGTATGGTTAATGGAATTGCTAGGAATCGATTTGTATCTTGTAGACACAATTATAAAGAATGAAATATAACAAGATTAAGTTTTGTAGGAATATAAGAGGTAGTAAAACATGAAGATTAAAAATCACTTTAAGAAGTTTGATGGATTCATCTATAGTGATGAGATGGAAGAACTTATATTGAAATGCTTAAATATCGGCTATACTTATGGCTACAATGATCAGCAAGATAAAGTTAGGCATTATCAAAACAAATGTCATAGCTTATCATCAAGTCTTAATATGTACAAAAGCAAGTGCTTTAATCTTAAATCTGAGCTAGAAGCATTCAAAAATTACGAACTCATGAACGAGCTATATGTAAATAAACATAAGATTTATGAATATGATAACATGCGTGAGCGCACTCAAAAAATAATTAGAAAATATAAATATAGAAAGGAATAGAATTATTCAAAGATATCTTTAATGAATGTGTATTTATTCAAATTTATTTTATTTTAATATTTAAATACGCTTACATTATTGATATCTTTTTATTAGAACTACTATGAAAAGAAAAAAACATGATTGGGCTGCTGAGATACCTCAACTATTAAAAAGTGGACACATCGCTAATTTCTATTCATCAAAGGATTTTAGAGAAAAGCGAGAAGAGATTTTAAACAAGTATCACTATGAATGCCAATGCTGTTTGAACAAAAAGCCAAAAAGATATAGTCGTGCAAACGTTGTACATCACGTCAAGCATATAGAAGATAATCCTGAATTGTGCTTAGAAGATTTTTTTATTGATGAAAAAGGTAATAAGCAAATTCAACTTATGCCAGTTTGTGCATCATGCCATAATGAGTTGCATCCTGAGAAGCAGTTAAAATATACTAAGAGAATTTCATCAAATAAGATTCATCTTATTTACGGTTTGCCAGGATCAGGCAAGACTACATATGTTAACAATCATGCAAACAGTTATGATATCGTATTCGATCTTGACTCGATAGCTGCAGCTATAGGTGCATCACACATTGCACGAAGAATTGCAAATAAACTATTTATTCCATTCGTTAAAGAATCAATTGAAATTACAAAGATATATAATTGTGATGTATATCTTATAAGAGTAGCATTCAACCATGAAGAATTTGATCTGTTGAAAGATTGCACAAATCTGGAAATGCATCACATCTCTACATCGCTTGACACATGCAAAGCGAGAAGACCAAAGCTTACAGATGAAGAGTGGAGTAAGTGTGAAGAGAAAATAAAAGATTTTAAATACATTATCAAGATGAATGATGAGAAGATTAAACAGAATTCTTTTAATGAAAGGTGGTGACAATATGACAAAGAAAGTTAAGCAGGAATCAAAACTAGATGATGAAAAAGAAATAACATTAAGCGAGCAAGCTATCAAACTTGTAAACTATATGGGATTAGATCAGCTACGATATAAATTTTATGTAATCATTGCAGGTGGTGAGTGTCAGCGATGGACACCCGAAGAAGCCAGAAAGCATTTAAATGCTAGCAATGTAAAAAGAATCAAGGATATCTATCATATCAATGATGATGATCTAAAAATTATTTTAAAAATAAAATAAAAAAATTTTTATACCCCCCCCACCAAAAAATTAAAACCCAAAGAGGGGGATAGCAAACGGAGGGGGCATTCACGACAAAACATATTTTTCATGCGCGTATGAAGAAAATTATGTTTTGTGTATAGGAAGGAGCTTTTTATATGGCAATAATTGAACGCACTAAAGTTTACAAAGATATAAAAAACAGCCTTATCGAAGAATTGAAAAAACAGGGCAAGACTGCCAAGTATTTTTTGGATATGGTCGATGATTACATGAAGTATTATGTGATCAAAGAAAAACTGCAGGAAGACATTGATGAAAATGGACCTCGAATTTCATGTCCATCATCAACAGGAAAAATGGTAGTAAAAGATAACAAGTCATATGGACAGCTGATCAATGTATCTAAAATCATGATCAACATTTTAACGACTTTGGGTATTGATCAGACGGACATAGAAGAAGATATAGAAGATGATTATATGTAATGATGTTATCGACTACATGAATGAGATTCGTCTCTTCCCTGAAAAATTCAGTGATGAAATGATACTTCTTGAAAAAAATATCATTAGACCACTTCTAAAAAGAGATGATTTATTCTTCAATGAAGAAATGTATGAAAACTGCATCAGATTCATTTCTAAAAATTATTATGAGCCTGTACTTTTTGAAAAATTCTATTATGCGATGGTATTCGTATATTTCAAAGAAACAGGTTTGCCATATTTCAGAAGACTTTTTTTAATGATGGGTCGTGGAAATGGTAAGGATGGGTTAGCCATGCCACTAATGAATTTTTTGCAGACCCCCTTTCATGGCATAAAAAATTATCATATTGATATTGTTGCAAATGGAGAAGATCAGACAAAAGATAGCTTTAGCGTAGTATATGATATGATGCTGCAGGATTCAAAAAATGAAAAGCGATTCAAGAGGGCATTCAATATCACAAAAGAGATTATTCAAAATAAAAAGACAGGTGCTAAACTCAGGTATAATACCGCTAACGCTAAAACAAAAGATGGTAAAAAATCCGGTGCGATACTTTTCAATGAACTGCATCAATATGAAAACTATGATCAGATAGCAGTTTTTGAAACACAGCTCGGAAAGATAGAACATCCTAGAATTTTTGAAATAACAACAAACGGTTTTGTTAGAGATGGTCCATTGGATGATATGCTTAAAAAAGCAGAGCAGATTCTTGAAACAGGTAAAAACACATTAAGAATTCTTCCAATGATTTATAAGCTTAAAGACAAAGAAGAAATACATGATTTTTCTACATGGATCAAGGCTAATCCAATGATTGAATTTAGACAGTCATTGAAACAGGAAATTCAGGATGAATATTATGATGCGCTCGATATACCATCAAAAATGAATAATCTTTTAACAAAAAGATTCAATCTTCCTGAAGTAAAAGAAGACAATCCTGTCGTTAGTTGGGAATATGTCAAGGCTACCAACAAGCAAAAAAGAAATATAAATAAACTGATCCAATCCAAAAAATGGATTGTTGGAATTGACTACACAAAATTGACTGATGGTGCATCAGTTTCATTTATCACAAAAGATGAAGATGACATTGTTATGCTGCAAAGAAATTGGATCAATAAGCAGTCGAGAGACTTCAAAAGAATTAAAGCGCCATTGAACGACTGGTCAAAAAACGAGTGGTTTACATTAATTGATGATGTAGAAGTATCGCCATATGTTATTACGAATGCAATTATAGAAATGATGAAAAAAGGAATGAATATTGTAGCTTATGCATGCGATTCATTCAGATTCACGCTTCTTAGAAAGGCGCTTTCGGAAGAACTGCAAATAGATGTCAATGACAAAGAAGTATTAAAGATGGTGCGACCGTCCGATATCTTGAAAGTGGTGCCTGTCATTGAAAGCAGATTCGTAAACAAAAATATCTGGTGTGATGATCTTCCAATTTTTAGATGGGCGGTATCAAATACAAAATGCGTACCGCATTCAAAGAGCAATTACATTTATGAAAAGATAGAGCCAAAATCAAGAAAAAATGACTCTTTCATGAGTTTTGTCAATGCGATGACTCTTGAAGAAAAATTGGATGAAGACAATATTGAAATGAACATAGAAGATATCATGTTCACAAGCTTTACATACAGTTAAAAATTTTTGTCTTAAAAAACGGAAGGAGGTGAAAGAACATTGAGAGGTTTTAGAAGCTTTTTTAGTGATTTTTTTGAAAAACATAAGACGATGTATCTAAACACTTCCAATTTTGAAACGGAAAAATTCAGGCTTAATTTCATTGAATTAGCTATATCAATTGTTGCGGACGTTGTCGGAAAGACACTATCGAGAACCGATTTTCTTTTTAGATATGGCGGAGATATAACCAACTCGGAAGAGTGGTATCGCTGGAATGTACGACCAAACAAGAATGAGACAGCTACACAATTCAAGAAGAAGCTTGCTAGAAAACTTATTATCGATGGTGAATGTTTGATCATCAAGAATATTCAAGGAGATTATCTTATCGCTGACGAATTCACTAAAACGGAATATGCGAACGTAGACAACGAATTTTCAAATGTAATTGTTGGAGACTACAGTTTCCCATTTTCATTCAGATCAAGAGATGTAATCTATCTGCAGATTAGCAATTCTAAATTTAATGATATGCAAAATATGGTTTTTGGAGCTTATGAGTCAATCATAACTCATGCTGCCAAAACATATAAATCATCATTCCTGAAAAAGATTAAAATCGTAATTGAAAAAACTTTTTCAGGCGATCAGAACAAACAAAAGGATCTTGAAGAAAAGCTGAAAACTGCACTTGATCCGATTATCGGATTAAGCGATAGCGCAATCATTGAAACAAAAGGTATAAGATTTGAACCATTTGGTGAAATGTCTATGAAATCGACTATTCCAATTGCTGATATCATCAGCATTAGAAAAGATGCGTTTGAAATGGTTGCTAACGTTTTTGGAATTCCTGTTACATTTTTGACAGGAGATACAACTGATCTTGATACAGCGAAGAATGAGCTTATCAGTGAAGTTATGAATCCGATTTACAGTGATATCAAAAATTCACTAGAATATGCGCTTTTTGAAAAATCTGAAATCATTGCTGGCGATGGTATCATCGTTGATACTTCAAAAGTTAGAACAGTGGATATATTCAAACAGGCTAGCAATATTGATAAGCTTATCTCTAGTGGTTATATGTCTATTGATGAAGTCAGAGCTAGAACTGACTTATCATATATTGATGAATCGTGGGCTAAAGCACACTATCTTACAAAGAATTATGCAAGGATTGAAAATATTATGAATGAAGAAAATAAAAGTTTAGAAAATCTTGAAGAAAAAGGAGGTGAATAATAATGAACAACATCAAAACAAATATCTTAATGAAAACTGATGAAAACAGCTATGACATCTATTTCTATGATGAAATTGGTGGTAAATTTGACTGGGATAGATTTGAAATCATTAAGACTTCAAGCTATCTAAAAGATAAGCTTGATGAAGCAAATGGACGTGATCTAAACATCTATGTTAATTCGGTTGGTGGTGAAGTCTTTGAAGCATATAGTATTATTTCTATGTTGCAGAGATACGAAGGTTCAAAGACATGCTATATAGATGGCATGGCCGCAAGCTGCGCTTCATTGATTCCGATCATCTGCGATAAAGTCTATGTTTATCCATATTCAAATATCATGGTTCATAACATGTGGACTTATGCCGTCGGAAATTCTAAAGAGCTAAGACGTGTAGCAGATGATCTTGACAAATTCATGCAGTCAAGCATTGATTTATACATGACCAAATTCAAAGATACTGAGGAAAAGCTAAAAGAACTTATTGATGAAGAGACATGGCTTAATGCTGATGAATGCATTGAATTTGGTTTTGCGGATGAAAAGATTGATTCAAAAACAAATGAAGATAAAGATACCAATGATGAAGAAGAAAAAGATGCTGAAAATATGATGAAAGATAGAAACAATGTTTTCAACAAATACGCTAAATTAAGCGTGATGGCTAAAAGCCATGATAAAGAAAAAAAAGAAGAAGACATCATCAGCGACTTTTTCAATGAAATCATCAAATTAAAAAAACTATAGAAAAGAGGAAAAAAGAAAATGATGAATAATGACAAGAATTATTTAGAGATGTTTAAACAGGCTTTAGAATCAGGAGATACTAAAAGCGCTGCTGAAAATTTTGTTAAGTACAATGAAGAAGTAAACAACAAGATTTTAGAGATGGCAAAATCAAATGATAGCAAAATCCTAGCGAAGCGTGGATTAGTAAGAGAGCTCACAAACGATGAAAGCAAATTCTATGATAAGCTCATCAGATCAGTTAAAAATGAAGTAACTAATGTGTCGGTTGCATTGCCTGTAACAATTGTTGAAGAAGTATTCAATGATTTAATTCAGGATCATCCGCTTCTTGATAGAATCGATTTTAGAAATCTGACATACTCATCAAGATTTATTGTTTCTAAAGAAAGCGGTATTGCGGTTTTTGGTAATATTACATCAGCAATTGTAAAAGAAATCGAAGCTGAATTTGAAAATATTGAACTTACTCAAAAGAAATTAAGTGCTTATTTCCTTTTAAGCGAAGATATTGTTGATTTGGGTCCTGAATGGATTGACTCTTATGTAAGAACTGTATTGCAGGAAGCGTTCTTGGATGGCTTAGAAGAAGCTATCATTGCAGGTGATGGAAACAACAAACCTGTTGGTATGATGATGGATTTAACAAGTGAAGCAGGTGGAACTTACACAGCTAAAACTCCTGTCGCTTTTACTGATATGGACGATGCAACTACAGGTTACTTAGCACAGATTGCTAAAATGTGTGAAACTGAACCTGGCGAAGGATTCAACGAAAAAACTAAATCATTCAAGTCTGTTGCATTGATCTGTAATATGACTACATATTTAACTAAGATCTTGCCAGCTTCACAGTATAGAAATCACGTAACAGGTGAATATACTAATGATAATTTCCCATTTGCAACAGATGTATTAATTTCTAATCACGTACCAACAAATAGAGCAGTACTTGCATTGCCTGAAAGATATATCTTAGCAGTAGCGCTTGATGGTAAAGGTGTAATTCAGTCAAGTGACGAAGCTAGATTCATCGAAGATCAGCGTGTATATAAAGTAAAAGGTTATGCTAATGGCCGCATGAAAGATAATAATGATTCAGTTGTATTAGATGTCACAAACTTAAAACCTTTTGCAGCAAGAGTAAAAGTCGTAGCTGATGAATAATTTTTAGAAAGAGGGTTAAACCTCTTTCTAGAATATCTTGAAAGGAGCTAATATGAATACAGAAATAAATGAATTAGCTTTGATCTTATTACCTGATGTAAAAAAATATCTTGATGTTACATGGGATGATGAGAATACTGACTTCAAAATTTTGGAGTATTTGGAAAATGGCATTAGAGAGCTTAGAATGATAAACCCGAATGCTGATTTTATCAGGAATGAAGACGGCGCTAGAAGTCTTCTATTCAAAAGATGTCTTTATGAGAAAAGCGGAAAAGCTAAGGAATTCAAGGATAATTATCGTGAAGACCTGATGAATTTTGCCTTTCTTTATGAAAAGGAAGATGAAAATGGATAATGTGTTCAATGATGGCTATGTGATTATCTACAAGCAAATTAAAGAAGCGCAGGATTTTACAAAAAAGTCAGGAGCTAACACGCTTGAAGAAATTGTTAAATTGTCATTCAGACTAGAAACAATTAGAGACAGAGATAATGATTTTATCAATGCTGAGGTTTCAGGTCATAAGCTAGAAAAAAAGATATCCATTCCATTCTTTAAAAACATGAAGCTTTCATCGTGCATTGCCAAAATATCAGATTATTTTGAAAGTGATGAATTTTATGATGTGATCTATTCAGATGCATCATTCAAGAATGATTGCATCTATCTATATTTGGAGAAAGCAGGTATCAAGTATGAAGTTGATGCTAAATAATGTAGTCGAAGCGCTAAAAAATATAACTGATGTAGTTGTTTACGGCACAATTATGCCAAAAGACATAGAAAACAATCGATGGGAGTTTATCGTGGTGCAGCGTTCTGATTTAGTTAAATCAAATGGCGCATGGTATCAGGAGATAGCGATAAATTATGCTGATGAAGACTATGTTAAAGAAGGAATAGAGTTTGAAATCATTGATGAAATGAAAAAACTCAATCTCATTTATGAAGCATCAAAAGGTGTATCTTACAACAGTTTCAATAAATCATCATCACAGGATAAAGTCGAGATGATAACCATGTATTTTAAAATAAAAGTTGGGAGCATTTGCTGATGGCTGTCAAATATGAATTAGAAAAAGATGATCTAGAGCAGATCAATGAGATGCTTTCTAAAATTGATGGTGACACTGAAAAAATTGTAAATGATTCCTTAAAAAGCGGTGCAGACACAATGAGCGAAGCAATCGTAAATCTTATGCCTGTCTCAAATGCCAAAAAAAAACACGCTAAAATGTCGAATCCGTTAAACAAAATTCTTGTGAATTTGGGGTTCAGTGTAGCTACAAAAAAGGCTTTTAGCTATCTCTTTTTCCCTGATCAAGGTCAAGGAAAGGCAAAAAAGAAAGGCGCTCAAAAGTTTTTTGAAAATGGCGCTCAAAAGTCATACGATGAGATTACTCAAAAACTGATTGAAGATATAGAAAAAAATCTTTAAAAAAAGGAGAAAAAAATGAGAGATTTAAACATTGATTTTAATGAGTTTAATGTGCGAAGCGCACTTATTCAATTTGACGATGAATT